ACAATTTATGTTGTAGATATCGTAACACAGAAGGTTATTGACTATTCATTTGACCACAATAAGAGAGTTGAATATGATACTATTTTTGATTTGATTTCTTTGAAGATTAAGGAATTAGATTCAGAATTGTATGAAAAATTACTTGCACAAAAAGCTTCTAAAAAGTTTGCTTATACAAGAGCTAGGGTTACTGGACAAAAGATTCCTATCATAGTTCTTTTAGGTTTCTTATACGGATTAGAGAATGTTCTCAAGCGATACAATGTGAATTACACATTTGAAGAAAAGAGACCTAAGTTTGCTGAAGATGAATCTTTTAAGTATAATGTAATTCAATTTAATGATGGGTATTTAATCTATGATGCTTATCCTATGAGAAATGCTTTATTATTGAATGGATTACAAGAAGTGCCTGTAAAGGTATATGATTTTGCTCAATTTAACTCTCAAGATGTTTATCTTGATTTCTTTGAGTTATTATATAACAAACGTAATGCAGCTAAGGGATTTAAGAACTTCTTTGATTTCTTATTAGACCCTATTACTGTTGATGTACTTAAGGACTTAAATCTTCCAACCAATGTATTTGATGTATTATTATATGCAAATACATTACTTGAAGATAATTCTTATACAAATGCAAATAATATGTGTAACTATCGTGTTCGTAGTATTGAGATGATAAACACTTATGTGTATGATGTATTATCTGATGCTATCAGAGCTTACAATGATAGTTATCGTTCTGGTGTTGATGAGAAGAAGTTACAAGTACAACAAGATGCTGTAATTAAAGCTATGCTAGAATCACCTATCATTGAAGAATATTCAACTTTGAATCCAGTATTGGAAGTTGAAAAATTAGGTGCAGCTAACTACAAAGGTATAGCAGGTACTAACTTATCTGATGCTTTTACAGCAGAGATAAGAGCTTATGATAAATCAATGGTTGGTTTATTAGGTATGTCTACACCAGATAGTGCTACTGTAGGTGTAGTTAGACAGTTAAGTTATGACCCTAAGATTATCAATAATCGTGGTATCATTGACATAGATGATAGCGTAAATGATTTTGACGCAACTAACTTGTTAACTGCTGGAGAATTGTTATCTCCATATACTTCTTTACATGCTGACCCACCGAGAATCGGCATGGAGACACAACAAGCGAGACATACTGTACCTACGTATAAACAATCTAAATCTTTATATGGTAGTGGTGTAGAACGTACACTTCCTTACATGTTGTCTTCAGATTTCGTAGCTGTAGCTAAAGAAGATGGTACAGTAGAATCTATTGATGAAACCAATCAAATGGCTATCATTAAATATAAAGATGGAACTACTGATGTTATTGACTTAGCAGGTACACTGAGTAAAAATGGCAATGGTGGTTTCTATATTCAGAATAATATTCACCTTATGGTTAAAGAAGGTCAAAAAGTTAAGAAAGGTCAACTATTAGCTAAGAATCCAAATTACTTCTTAGGTGATAAGCCAGAAGATGTAACATTTGCACAAGGGTACTTAGCAAAAGTGGCAATGTCTGCAGGTGACTTTACTTTGGAAGATTCATCCATTATTACCGAAGATTTGTCAGAAGCAATGTCTTGTGATGTAACAATGTTAAAGCAAGTTCAGCTAGGACCAAATACAAACGTATTAAAGATTGTAAAGAAAGGTCAACATGTTAAAACTGGTGAAGAACTTATTTCATTTGAACACTCATTTGAAGACGCTGAAGCAAATAAGTTATTGGATAGCTTAGATGATGATTTTGGTAGTTTTATAGAAGATATTGGACATGATTCAGTATTGACTAAGTATTCAGGTGAAGTAGCTGACATTAAAATTTACTATAATGTAGACTTTGAAGAATTATCACCTAGTTTACAGAATATCATTAAAAAATACAAAGCCGAAGTTACTCGTAGAGAGAACATAGCTAAGAAGAATGGTGCAACTAACATTATCTTTCCACCTACAGAAAAAATAAATAACCCTAAAATTAAGGGTAGAGAAACCAATGGTGTGATTATAGAGTTCTATGTTAAGCATAAAGATAACTTAGCTATCGGTGATAAAATAGTTTATGGTACTGCCATTAAAACTATTGTATCTGATGTTATACCTAAAGGTGAAGAGCCATTCTCAGAATCACACCCTGATGAAAATATTGATGCTATATTCACTCAACTATCAATAGTGAGTAGAATGACAACTGATGCATTTAATATGCTATATAGTAATAAGCTTATTATAGAACTTAAACGAAAATGTAAAGAAATTTGGGAATCATAATTTAACCAAAAAGTTTACCGAATCGCCTTTCTAACAATTTATAAAAAGTTAGAAAGGCGGTTTTTATTTTGAGAGGAATAACAATAGATGAATTTAAAAAAGAAATAGAAGAACTTGGAAATGGTGAATATGAACTTGTGGAGGGAGAAGATACATACAAAAATAAGAGGTCTAGAGTTGTTTTAAAACATTTAGTTTGTGGTTATTTATGGGAAACAAATAGAGATAATTTTGTAAATAGAGGGAATCGTTGTAAAAAATGTGCTAAACAAGTTTCTTGGACTAAAAAGACTTTACAAGAATTCTTAAATAAAAAATTCAATGGTCAATATGATATAGTGCAAAAAGATTTAGATGACGATTCTATAATACAGGTTAAAGATTATATTGAAATTTACAATAGGAAATGTTCACATTCTTATAGTATTTTAGTTTCTATTTTACTTCATAGAGATAAACATAATTGTAAAGTTTGTGGTAAAAATAGAAGAATTCGGACTTCTGATTTTGTTGAAGAGGTGAAAACTAGTGTAGGAGATGAATATACTGTATTAAGTGATTACCATACAACACATGAACTTATTAAGATGAAACATAATATATGTGGTAATATTTATAGTGTTTCAAGAACGAATTTTTTAGGTTCTCCAAATCAAAAAGGAAGAAGATGTCCTTTTTGTTGTAATTCAAGGTCATATAGTAACTCAGAAAGAGAAGTTTCAGCTTTTATTAAAACTTTTTATAAAGATGAAATTCAAGAAAATAATAGAAAAATTCTTCCTAATAACAAAGAACTAGATTTATACTTACCAAATAAAAAAGTAGCTATTGAATTTGACGGATTATATTTTCATTCAGAAAATTTTAACAAAGATAAAAAGTATCACTTAAATAAGACTTTGTTGTGTGAAGAACAAGGAATTCGTTTAATACATATCTTTGGAGATGAATGGCAATATAAGCAAGATATAGTAAAATCTAAAATTAAACATATCTTGCATTGTGACAATAATCCAGTGGTTTATGCTAGAAAATGTTATGTAGAAGAAATATCAGCTAAAGATAAAAATCAATTCTTAGAAGAAAATCACATTCAAGGTAAGGATAATGCTTCTATAAGGCTTGGTTTATGGTATCCTACTGGAGAGTATGATGAACTTGTAGCAGTTATGACATTCTGTAAACCTAGAAAGGCATTAGGACAAAAATCGGATTCTAAATATGATTATGAGTTATCTAGATTTGCTTCTAATATAGATTATAGAGTTATAGGTGCTTTTGGTAAATTATGGAAATACTTTGAAAACCATTATGAATTTAATTCTATTATTACTTATGCAGATAGAAGATGGAGTATAGGTAATGTATATGAAACTAATGGATTTGAATTAGACCATGTAAGTAAGCCTAATTATTGGTATTTCAAAGAAAGTATTGCTAATCAAAGGGAATATAGATATAAGTATCGTAAAAGTAAACTTAAAGAATTATTTCCTAAAACATATAGAGAAGGATTAAGTGAATATGAGATAATGCAAATGAATGGTTATACTAGAATTTGGGATTGTGGTAATCTTGTATATAAATATACAAAATAAAAAAAAAATTCACCGATTGACTACTAAAAGCCAATCGGTGAATTCTTTGGCTTTGAAACCAAAAGCTCTAATTTACATACTCAAGAGTATATTTATAGAACTTAATTTCAAAGCCTTCTGGCAGTGTTGTGCTTCCCTCTGGAAGTCTACCACCTACCAGTTGAGCAACATATAAGGTATCACCTTGCTCAAGGGTGATAAATTCCCTGTTCATTGGCACAGGGAAGCCAAGAAGGTCACCAACAACAACAGCTGTGTCTGCGTGACCAATTACAGACTTTACCTTTGCAGGTACTTCAGCTGCTGTGATGCTCTGTTTTTTAAGAAGACAATCTTCTGGGAGCATCTGACCAGAGATTGCATTGCCTAAGTACAACATGTTACCACCATTTCATCCTAGCTTGGACAAGACTAAGGATGCCTTTCGTTTTGGAATTACAATAATTCATTTACAAGTTACATAATGATAATATATATTAAAAAAAAATAGAATTACGATTTTTAAGGTGATAACAGATTGTCTGTTATCACCTTTATTTTAAATCGTCTTAATTGGAATATGTTTCTTTCCTATGTAATCAGTATTCTCTACTTCATAGTACTGGAGATTCCATTTGTTTATCATATTCATTAATCTTGCTGTGGGTCTATTATAACCCATCTTAGGTACAATGATTTCATTGCCTAAACCTTGTGCATATAAAACCATATCATAAATGTTATCTAAACTATCATCTATGAACACATCCCACTTAATTCCTTCATCCATAATGATTTTAGATTTCTTCTGATTTGGATACACTGGTAAGAACTCAATCTGGCTTGAGTACTGGCAGAAGAAGTTATTAAGCCAACGTAGTTTAGCATCAACTTGTTTATCAGTTAATACTGATGAGCAGATTATAAGTTTCTTACATACTTTCTTATTAGCTACAAACATTCTTAGTCCTGCAGCTAATTTAGTTGGTGGTATAGGCTCATAGAAATCTTGTCGGCTGTAGATATACATATAGATTTCAAATATATCCTTTGGTACACTTTCGACATCATCTCTCTTAAGCCATTTGTCTAAATAATATTCCTCTCGCTGTAATACTTCATCTCTTGTATATGGTTTATCTAGTTTAAAGTATTTACCAAAAAGTTCTCTATTTTCATAGAGGAAGTCTACACATCTAGGTGAAATGTTACACAATACTTCATCCATATCAGTTACTACTACTTTTGGGTCGTTTCTTGTATCATTGTCCTTATCAACTAAAATGTTATAAGGTTCTATCTGTTTAATTTCATCAATGGTCATAAACTACCTCCTAAAAAATAATCCCCCTACCATTATAGTAGGGGAATTATAATTATTGATGTGATTTAAGGATTACTCATCCTCATCATCGTCTTCTTCAAGCATCTGCTTAAGGCTCTTCACTGGTGCTTTTCCTGAAGCTTTCTTCTTAGTTGCTGTCTTCTTTGAAGACTTTAATACTTTCTTTGGAGCTGGTGCATCTTCTTCATCATCCTCTCCTTCTTCAACATCTTCATCTGAGATTGCTTTACCTACTGTTGGTCTTTTCCTAGAAAGTGGAATATCACTACTATCATCTTTCTTTTTATTGAAGTAAGAACGCACCGATGTAGCTACCATGTTTCCAATAGTCATAGAATGATAAGCTGCAATAAACAGTTCATACAATTTTGTAAGACCAGTATCTATGATATCCTTTCTAATATTACCTTCACCATCATACATTGCAATTTCTGTTTCACCAGAGATTTCACAAACCCAAGATTCTGTTTCTTCGCCACCTTCTAAGTTGATAATTTTGATGTAAAATCCATCATCTTCAGCAAAAAGCTCTAACATTACACCATTGCCAAGTTCTTTATCATACATGTTCTTGATAGCCAGACCAGAATTATTATCTGGGTCATAAATAATCTGTTCAAGTCCTTTCATAACCTTGTAGACTAAAGACTTGTTAAGAATGATAAGACCTTGATTTACTGTTCCGTCTTCTTTTCGAATCATCTTACCATTTTCGTCACGTTCCTCAATCTTAATCATTAAGTCAACACTGTTATAGAACTTATTTCCATTGACTTCTTTACCTTTAGCATCTACTTTCATATCCTTTTTAAGATTTCTTCTTAAGGAAATTTTTGCAACTGCTTCAGGTGACCAGAACTGTTCCTCTAAATCATAATTAACATAAGAGTATTCTGGTGTTTCATTGTTACTTGATGAGCTTCCACTTGCTGCCTTTGATTTAGTTGCTCCTCTTTTCTTTGCCATTGCCATAATAATTTTCCTCCTTAATTTAAATTTTGTTTGTTATGACACCATAATAATATATACCTACATCAAATTTTAAAATTCAATGTAGGTATCACTTAAATATGGACTATAAGTTTCTTTACCTCTAAAAGTCATCAGATTCATTCCTATTGACTGAAGTATAAGATTACCAGTACGCAAGTTGTCTTCGATGATAGCCTTGTAATTGATAATCGGAATCAACCATTCAGGAATCTTATCAACTGACTTAGGTAATGTAATGGCTGTAAAACCATACTTAGATATGTCAATTTTACTTGTGTCTTTCTTATCTGGTACTGTGAATACAACGTCTTGTAAAACTTGGAATTCTTCAGTACCATAAATGTCCTTAAGTTCTGATATTTCACTTCCAAGAACTTTTAACATATTTCCCTTATCAGGAGTTTGGATTGATTCATCTGGATATAATTCATTCCAGACGTATGCACCACGAATCTGTTGCTGTCTCTCTGGTGTAGCATACGAGAAGAAATCATTTACTTTTACTGGTGTTAAGAATGTAGTCTCACCTTTTTCAAGTGATTCTCTAATTTCCCTTTCAAACTCAATATACTTACCAAAAATTCTAGCAATATCAATATCTTCTGAACGTAGAATATCATCTTCTATTATCTTAGTGAAATACTCTTTCGTTCTAGGATTTACTGTTGCCTTCTTAATTGACATACCTTTCATGTCAATCTGTTTATTTTTCTTAAATATGACATGACCCTCTTGAATCCTCAATAATCCTACATACTGCTTTTTATTTCTTGTAAGCATAATACGTGGATAGAAGAACTCTGACTTCATGTTAATAATCGGTTGCTTTTCTTCTTTTAAGTTAGCATTACCTGTAAGTCTATCTAATACAGATTGTACATATTTACTCAAAAGCAGTACAGCGGTATTAATGATAGTGAACATCTTGTATTCGTCATCATTAATTTCTTCTTGTTCAAAACTGCTCTCATCAATCTCAATATCATAATTATTCTTACAAAAGTTATACCAACGCTCCAAAGATAAAAAGTTAGAATCTGTATCGACTGTAATAATTGTCTCACGATTCATAGTTAAACAACGCTTAGCTCTGTTAAAAATTTGATGGTCATATACAATGTACTTTTTCATCAAATCCCATAATTCTTCAATGATTCCTTTACATTCGTCATCAATATCTTTTGGGTCATGAATCTTATAGTTTGCATTAACCATCATACCAAGTAAACTCTTTGGTAATGAATTCTCAAAGAATTCATAAAAGTTATTTGTGTAATAAATCTTAGTTAATTCATCATCAGATAAATTTTGTACTACTCTTTTAATTGGTTGAAGTTCTTCTTTAGTGAACTTCTTAGAAAATCTACTTTTGATTTTTCTGTAACACTCTTTCTTAGTTATTGGTCTGTCTACAACCTCTAAGATGTTTACATCACTTCTGTCATTCAGAATGTTATTGATGTAAATCAACATATCTGAAATGTTATCAAATTTAACATTATCTGATAACAACATCTCAAACCCCAGAATACTTGATGTGATAATTTGATATCCTGTATAAGTAATGGCTGGACCAATGTTATCATTGTAGAAGATAGAACTTTTCTCACCAGTAGCTCCATAATATGAGTTATTCAGAATCTTCATAGTCTTCTGCATCATCATACCAAAAATTTCTTTAAGTGCATCATTCGTATCTGCACCTTCAAACTGGATGTCTTTGTAGACTTGTCTTTCCTTCATCAACCAATCAACGAATAAAGAATTCAAGTTAACTGACTTATCATGTTGCAGAAAGAATGTTCCATTACCTGATATAATTGGCTTATTCGTAGGTTTCAAATAGAAGTCAATCATATCTAGTAGAGAAATTTCTTCTTCCTCTTGAGTGTAATTGTTGAAAAGTGTTACCATAGTTTCTTCTTGATTAGATAAGGTCTTTTCCATTTCTTTTCGAACCTTTTTTCTAATCTTGTCTTCAGAAATATTTGGTCGTATTCGTTTAAGATTTTCAACCATTTCATCTTCATATTTCTGTAGAAAAATACTAGTTTCAATATCCATAATTGTTGCTCTCCTTTCATATTTTATTTTTATACAAAAACTTTGGTTTAAAAAGTTCAAAACAATAATATATATTTCTTTGGTTATTGATAAAATACCAAAAATTACTTAACAAGGAGGTCATAACTTTGTACAGTTTATTATTAGAAGACGCTCAATCTAATAAAGTTATGTCAAAAGGTGATAAAGGTGATTATGACGCTAAAAATGAACTTGCAAAAGAACAGCATAAAGAAACGAGTAAAAAGAACGCCGAAATAGAGTATCATCAGAATAAACTGAAGCAATCTATTAAAGAGCGTGATGATGCTGCTAAACAAGAAAAAGACCTTGCACAAAAAACTGGAGTTGGTAATGTATCAACCAATGGTAAATCTGAACCTATTACTGCAGACGCTTCACCTTATGCAGATGTATTTACTACTTATGAAGATGAAACTGGTGGTGGTAATAATACTGCATTAGCAAACGGTGGAAACGATGATAATAAATTATTTATGAAGAATAATAATGGAAATCCTGATTTAGATGATAATGAGACAAATTCTCATGTAATTGCTAAATCAGATGTTCTTACTGAAAAATCTGTTATACATGAAGATTTCTCAATGGGATTGTATCCAGTGTTTGTTGTATGCTCTTATTTAGATACTCCTTTTGAAAAGTTGCTTGTTAAAGCTCAAAAGAATTGTAGCTATGGACATGCAGGTTTATCATTAGATGTAAACTTAAATAAGATGTATACATATACAGCTTCAACAAAAACACAAATAGTAAAAGGACATGGATTTGCTATAGACAATTTAAGAACGTGGTTATCAACATATAAAACATGTAAAATTTGTGTAAGTACTACATTTTTAACAAAAGAACAACTTTATGTATTTCGTACAATGATTAATTATTATATGGAAAATGCAGCTTCAACCAAGTATAATTGGGTTGGATTGTTTAGGGTTTTATTACATAAGATTAATAATAATCCTAATAGCATGAACTTATTTTGTAGTCAATTTGTAGAATACATGTTTTCACTGATTAAAATGGATTTTGTTAATAAATCCAATCAGTTTACTACACCACAGGATTTAGCTAATGCTAATCTTGCTAATCCTAAAGTATATAAGATATTTGAAGGTGATGGTAAAGATTATAATCCAGCTAAAATCCAAATTCTTTTAAAGAAAATTGAGCGTAATGCTATTCCACTTAAAGAGGGATTTGATTTCTACTCTAATGGATTAGATAAAGATGAATGGACTAGAGAAGCTTTAAATTTTTCTATGTTCCAAGATAAATAATTATAGAAAGGATGAATTAAGCTATGTTTTTCAATGATACAGATGGAATGTTAAATGAAATCTTGGATGAAGATGGAATGGACACATTTGAACAACTTGAGCAAATTATTCTTACTGAATCTGCTAAAGAAGGACTTCTTGACGAAGCAGATACATACAATCCTCTTAGTGAAGCTAGTTACTTTACAGGACAGGGTTCTAGAGGGGGTAAGGGAAGTGTAATTCAGTTTGGTAAGGATGCTAAGATGAAACAGCTTCAATCTAAATATGCTATGGCACTTGCACTTGCTGCTAAAAATCCGAAGGCTAAGAAAGCAAAAGGTCTTCGTCGTAAATATCTTAAGTTCTTGGCTGACATTAACAAACAATATAAGTCACAGGCACAGAAGTTAGCAAAGGATGCCATCAAGAACGCACAGAAGTATTCTAATATTCAGTCTACTTATGCTAACAGAGCTAAAGGTAAATCTACCTCATCCAAGTCTGCTTCTATTAAACAACAGGGACAGACCAAGAAGACAGCTCAAAGTAGAACTTCAAAACCTACAAATAGATAAAGGTTTTTACAATTTTAAAATTTTAAAAAACATGAACATATCAAGCTATATAGGAAAACGCTTGATATGTTCATTTTCTTTATAACCATATATTATTAAATGGCAAATGAGAAATAATAATATGAAGGAGGATAAGTTTTTATGCAGAAAAAAGCAAAAGAAAAACCACCTATTGACTTAGATAGTCTTCTTGAAGATGAAAAGAAGTTCTATTTTAAGTTACAATCTTACATTGACAAAGTTAGAGAAAATTACAAGATTCGAAAGAAGAAATGTAGATTTACTTTATTAGGGGTAGAGTATACTTGTAAGGTTTCTAACTTGATTACTCAAATGATATTTCTGATACCATTTGTAGATACTGGGATTGAACCCGATGAAAGTTTCATTTTGTTAGACCAGATTAAGGACTACAACAATGACACATTCATTGATTGGGCAAATAATGTTATTGGATACTTTTCTGACAAAGATTTACTGGATGATGAATATATCTTAAAGTTGAATCTGTCAATTAAGAAAGTAATTCAGTACCTTTCAGATTTATCAGGTCGATGTAATATCTTGTCAGGAACTACAATTCGTCTTCATGACTTACTGGAACTATATGAAAACAACAAAGAGTTCAGAGAGTTAGTTGACTATGAGATTCCTGATGGAGAATTTTCAGATATCGAAAAAGAGATTAACCAACAGTTTGATGGTATTATGGATATTCTGAGAAATGTAGATACTTGTTACAAACCTTACTTTAGAAGTAAGACAGGTATCAATGAGAAACAGTTTAAAGAGGTTATGTCTTCAATCGGACTTAAGACAGACCTTGATGGAACAATATTACCGTTTATTGTACAGTCCAACTATTTCAAAGGATTACGAGGAATTACGGAGTTCTTCGTATCTGCCATGATGTGTAGAAAGGCATTAATAACATCACATCAGAAAGTAAAGGATAGTGGATATTTGACAAGAAAGATTGGTATGCTTTTAATGGATACTGATTTGAGCGAAGTTGAAGATTGTGGTTCTAAAGGTTATATCAATATTGAAATAACTGATAAGAAAATTGCTGAGAGAATGAATATGAGATACTTCCTTAATAAAGATAAGGAGTTAGAAAGATTCGATAGCAAAACACATTCAAAGTACATTGGTAAGACTTTAAGATTTCGTTCACCAATTCGTTGTAGATGTAAAGATGGTAAAATCTGTAGAACTTGCTATGGGGATTTATATAAAGTAAACAAAGATATCAAAATTGGTATTATTGCTACTTTGGAACTAACAGAGCAGTTCACACAGAAGCTACTATCAGCAAAACATTTACAGCAGACTTTTACAGAGATTGTAGAATGGGTAAAGGAATTCACATCAAACTTTATTGTTGATAAGGGTATGGTATTCATAGACCCAGATAAAGAAAAATCTGGAAGTAAGATAATTATTGAAGATGAGTGGATTGGTGAGGTAAACGAGGTTGATGATACAGTTGAGATTTCTCAGTTTATCATAGCTAGTAAGAATGGAAAAGAAACTTTGATTCCAAGTCCAGATAATATCTCATTATTATTGAGTGAAGAAACCAAGGAATTAGTAATGGAAAACTCAGTAAAGGATAAAGATAATCGAAATATGCTTCCATTCAAGCTGTTATTGGAAACTGATGCACCAGTCTTTCAGTTTAACATGTTGAATGATGAGTTAGCTTCGACATTACAAGATGCTATTAAGCTGATTGAGAACGCTAAACATCCAAATCCATTCATAACTGATAAGAAAGGAAAACATCCTGAAATCAAGAATATTCATGAGATTATGAATGTATTTCTGCAGTTATTGAATAATGGTGGAGTTCACTTAGCTAGTGTTCATGCAGAATTGATTATTAGGGAACTTGTAAGAGACCCTGAACATTTAACCAAGAGACCAAAGAGGTTTAAGTCTGAGGAAGATTATGTGATTCTGAGAGTAACTGAAGCTATTTTAAATAGTCCTTCATCTTCAGTATCATTGTCATTTGAGCAGATTAAGAAGCAGATTCTTACACCAGCTTTGTATTTTAAAGATGGTGAGAGTATTTTAGACGTGTTGTACTTTCAATAATAGATTTGTAAGAGGATGTGATTAATTTCATATCCTCTTATTTTTAGGAGGAACTTATTATGTATTTACATGGAGTAAATATAAAACTATTAGAAGATTGTATGAAAGGTACATTTCATATACTTGCAGGTGATGAAGTAATTTATACTTCAAATGAGGTTATTACTGCTGATGAGTTTATGTTACAAGTATCAAGCTATTTTGAGAAATTTAGAGAAAGAAAAGCAGATGTATCTATTGATGATTACTATGTTGAGAATTATCTAAATAGTGAAGATGTGAAAGTAACTGAAGAACGATTAGCAGAAATATTATCACCTGATAATATCAAGCAGATTGAAGACGCTGGTTGGTTTATTGTAAATCAAACGATAGACCGAATCATACTTGAAAAGTTACCTAGGTATAAACAAGAGGATTTGGAAGAAGATTTAATGAAAGGATATAGGTCAGGATTAGATGGAGAAGACGATTGAGTTTCAAACGACTAAGATTATAATCCATGATTATGCTGAAAGTCCTGCATTTGAGAAGTTTTTAAGAAACAGATTATCTGTTTGGAAGAAAGCTAGATTCGGTGGTAACTATGTTGATTATGAGGGATTCGAGATTGAAGAAGATGACCTTATTATTCATAGAGGAATTGATTTAGCTGTATTAGGAAGATATTTTCCTAACCACAAATTTGTATTTAACGATAGTGGGAATCCTTGTAAGAGAATGACTGGTGTTAGTTTAACTACTCCACCAAGAGATGATACACAAAAAGAAGCTGTAAAGTTTTTACTAAGCCAAGGAAAGTATTCAAATCAGAAAGGTGAAACACAAAGGTTCTTATGCTTAAAACCTGGAGCTGGAAAGACTTATTGTGCTATTAATTACATTTGCAGAACAAGTTTGATTCCTGTTATTATTGTGGATTCTGAGAAACTTCTCAAACAATGGACTGATTCTTTCTTCAAGTTTACAAATATAACTGAAGAAGATATCGGTATAATCAGTGGAAGAATAAGTATTGACAAGCTATTAGAAAAAGGCTTAAAGACATACAAAGTATACATTGCTATGCACCAATCATTACAATCCTATTGTAAGAATGACTGGAATGTTGTAGACAACTTATTTAGTAAAATAGGAATTGGTGTAAAAATAGTTGATGAAGCACATGCTTATTGGAAGAATATGTTTGATATTGATGTTCATACTAATATTAAGAATAATCTGTATTTGACTGCAACACCTTTCTTAAGCAATAGTGCAGAAGACCAAGTCTATCAGAATATGGTTTCTTATATAGTAAGCTATGGATACACATTAAAGTTTCAGTCAATTTATCACAATATCTTTTATGTAAGTTGGAATACACATCCTACTGATGTAGAAGAATACAAGATGTCAAGTAACTATGGTTTTAACCAGAATTTATACAATGACTATTTATTGAAAGAGGAAAATTACAATGATTTCTTAGAGTTATTAGATATTCTGGTTGACACTTTTATGAACTACAAAGACGATACTAAAGTTGCTATTGTAGTTAACTGTAACAATATGGTTCAGGCTCTCTATGAACATTTTACCAATGACTATGAATTTGAAGGTGACATAGAAGTTGGTAGGTTCTGTGGTCTCATTAAAAAGAAAGAGGATAGAGAGAAGGAACTTGAAAAGAAATTAATTATTACCACCATTAAGAGTTTTAATAAAGGTGTTGATGTTGACAATTTAAGCACTGTCATTAATACGGTGAGTATTTCTTCCAAAACAATGATAGACCAGCTATCTGGAAGACTTAGATACTCTGATAAATATAAATCCAATTTCGTGGATATTACAGACGTAGGTTTTGAAGCATGTAGAAGACATCTGAGAACCAGAACCAAGTTTTTGGATAAGATTGCAAAAAAGTCCATCGAATGTGAGTTCTAACAATTTTATACGGAGGGCAAACAACATGAAATTTGGAACAAACTTGGAGAAGATTGAGTCCGTCATATTACGTCCTGCACCGAACTTCACAATTAAGAATGTTGTAACATTTGGTAAAAGACATTACAAAACTGGAGTTCGTCAGGATGCTTTATGGGAATCAACTTACAAATCACAGAAATATTCTAATGTGAATGATGTAGGAGAAATCAAAATAGAAACGTCAGATTATTTAGTATTCTCATCAAGATATGAGAAGAAACTGATTGAAATCTATATGTCTTACAAACACATGAAGAAAGTTAGGGATGCTTTTAATGAAGCATTAGAAGTAGCAAGTAATAATGTTGAGCATGAAGAAACAGGTAAATTACCATTCTTGGAAACAGATGATGGAAAACTGTATATTGGACAGGAATGGGAAGATTGGTACATTAGTATTCCTAAATTGGTTGGTAATAAGTCAATTAATATTATGCTTGAATTAGCAGAAACAGAGGATATTGATGGTACAATTTTGTATGAGCCTGCTGTAGAAATCATGTTTAATAATGAGGAAGCATTTGAAGTTGTAACTGTTGAAGACCTTGAAGGAATCTGTTACTTTTTAGATAACTTTGATTTACTTCAGTCTTCACAGAATCTTTATTTGATGGCTTATTTAAATAGTATGAGCCATTCAATGAATCTTGAGGATGCAACATATCATAAGCAATCTTCGTTAGTAACACCTTCAGAAGTTGGTAGGGAAGCTTCTAAAGAAGAAAAACGAAAGATTACAGTAGCTAAAAGACGACAACCAGTTGGAGTTAAGAAGAAAACTCCAATAATCAAACCTCAAGAGGAACTTGAAAAGGCAGATGATGGTTTTATGATTTCAGATGAGTATGAAGAAATCCCATTTTTATAAGGAGGAAGTGTAATGCTGTATTTTACATTAAAGGGTAAAGAATATCCAGTTCACAATGATATAGATATCACTGAATTGGATGAAGACAAAATCAAGAAAAATCACGTTTACATGTTTGATGGTGATTACTACATTCTTAGGGGAAATCGAGAAGAATATGATTCTATTGGTAAGAGTGGTATTTACATTAGTGAGGAAGAAACTGAAGATGAAACAACACTTCTGATTGAGTTACTTCCTAATAAATCTAATGGTAAGACTAAGAAACTCGATACTAAACTCTTTCATGAGTTCAATGGTGCTAAAAAGTCCAATCAACTTGATAATATCATTAGTAGAATCTCTCAGATGAACAAGAATAACAACAAGAAACCTAAGAAGATTAAGTTACCAGTGAATAACAAGGTTGAGAGGGTAAGGCAGACCCCTTTTGAAAGAACATGTAGACAGAACATTATCAATTACGCAATCAAAGATGAAGATGAAGACTTTGTAAAGATTCTCAAAGAGGTTATCAATGAATCTAATGTTACATTAGAGGATTTATATGACTTTTATGATGAACGTACAGGGTATAACATGTATTATGGTTTACTTAAAAGGACATCAGTAACCGAAGTTTCCATTGGTAAGTGGTGTGAATTCTTAGGTTATGACTATTGTTTAACTCTTCGAAAGTTGTAGTTATACATAGAAAAATTATAGAGGATAAGACGTTGTGTCTTATCCTCTTTTTTTTATTCTTCGATAGTTACTTCTGGATTTGATTCAGCAACTAACTTCTTAAGTACTGTAAATGAAGCACCTGTATCGTAGGAAACTCCTCTCTTATCAAGAATTTTCTTACACATGTTCTTAGAAGAAAGGAAAGAATCCTCATAGTAACTTTCTGCAGACAAGTCTTTGTCATTAACAACAACTTCATCATCCGCTACTTCAGCAACTTCTTCTTCGTCATTAACTTCTTCATCTACTTCATCACTCAATCCATCAACAACATCATCATTGTCAATAACTTCTTCAGTCTTCTTTACATCAGGAATAACTGGTTCAGGAGTATTATCAACAACTTCAGATGTTACTTCTGGAGTTGATACTTTTTCAATTTCCTTAACAGGTTCTTTAGCAACTGGAGTTTCAGTCTTATTAATAATAGTCTTAACGGACTTATTAATATCACCTGTTTTAGAAACTACCTCGACTGGATAGCCAAGCTTAACAAGATTGTTATAAATGCTTTCAGAGATTGTAATTGGTCTCTTAATTGGACCATTACCAACAGCAGGAATATAACCTCTCTTGTTAATGGTAACTTTATATCTTACTGTCATTAAGGTAATCCTCCTTGTTAATATTAAGCATACATGTCACTAAAGTCTTCGTCAAGACCTGCATCCTCGGAATCAGAACCATCTTCTTCGTCTTCTTCCATGAATACATCTTCACTCTGATTATCATCATCTGACGGTGTACCACCACATTCAGCAATCAAAGTATCACAGTCCTCCAAGAAGGAAGCTGCTTCGGAATCAGAACCATCTTCTTCGTCTTCTTCCATCAAGAAATCTTCATCAAGATAATCTTCTGTGTACATTCCAGAGAATGATTCATTACTGAACTCATCTACTGAAACTGGAGTTGTCTGATGGTCTGAGTAGTTAACTTCTTTACTAAGGATAGACTGCGGCTCAGTATCAGACTGATAAGCATGACTATAGTTATCAGAATAGTCAGTAGGACACTGAAGATGTGTCAAATCACTATCAGAGATATCTGGATTCTGATTCCACTGTTTAGTGTCATGTGCGTCTGTAGGACTTTGCAGGAATGTTGTTAACTCAGCATCATTCTGAGTATCTTCATCTAACAAAAAGCTTTCATCGTACATAGTTTCATCTCCATTTCTATAAAAATTTTCAGATTCAAGTCTTAAGACTGAATCTAAATAACTAACGTCTTCAGAACAGAAAGCTCTGAAATCGTCTATAGCTTCTTCACGCTCAATACGAGCGTTGATTCTAGCTGTCACTTCGTTTAACATTGATGTGTACCCTCCTTTACTTACTTAGTAATTCTTTAACTTTCCGTTTTATAATGAATATAATGCAAGGCATTAACAAAAATTCTTTATAAGTAGGATGAAAATTTTTCTTAGTCATCATCGTTGAAAAGTCATCATCAATAACTAATGTTTTGTTAAAATATTGAATTAATAAGTTTTCAAGAAAGAATTCACCGTTATTGTCATACAATACATTACTGTTGCAATTTTGTATCATTAAAGAACTATGTGGTTCAATCAAAACATGTCTATGTTTACTTTCTGGGTCTGGTTCTGGCATATGTTGCCAATAAATACTATTTAATTTACCAAAGTCAAAAGCATCATAGGTCATCTTTTTCATGACTTCTTCACGATACTTATCATAGTTCTGGTCTAATTCTTTTAATAACTTAGCATGACTATTGTTATCTACATAGAAACATCTGTAGAATTCTCTAGGGTCAAAGCTAAAAGGATTGTCTTTGTTTTCCTTAAGAATTTCCATAGTGATAAAGTTCTCACACTTAAAATCACTTAAACTATCTTCAACTATTGCATGATATATAGTTGTTTCATACAATTCAATAGTAGAACTTGTATCAGGATATATATCTTGTATATAAACTGAACCTAATAGCTTCTTAGTTGAATACTTAAGAACATCATTATCTCTAATAAATTTTATAAGAAACTCATTATACAATATTTTATCATTATATTGATAGTTAATTGTACTAAGTTTCTTATCTAAAAACATTTCAAAGTAACGTTTTATCAATTTATCAGCTAAGATATTTAAGGAATCTATTAGTAATGAATCACTCTTGATTATAATAGCTTTTTCTTGTGAGCTAATATTTTCTTGATGCGTTTCATATTCTTCTTCTACTTGTTCAGTAATCAAATCCTTCTCATAAGGAGATATATTAAATTGTATCTTATAGAATTTCTGTCCATTAAACTTATCAATTTCTACACCTGTGACACGAAATAATAATTTCTGAGTAGCCATTTCCACATACATAAAATCATCTACAAATGGTTTGACTGTATTAGGTAATAAAACACCCTCACCTTCACCATTTGTAGTTAAACCGAAGTTATCATTATATTCAGTCTGTGGAGTAATATCGCTAACCATATATAATGGTAAATCATTAATCTGGTTAAATCTTAAAGGTGAGTTAGCACCTAAAACTTCTTGAATATTATTTAATGTCTGGTCTTGTGTAGACAGTAACTTATTTTGATTGTAATAAGTTACATAAATAGGTGTACCTTGAAGTCGCTTGTTAAATTGACTGTAAGTATTATTCAGATGTTGCTTTATATTACTTTGAATAATACTTTTTTCAGTGTTCTCTAACAATCTAGCCATTATGTCACCTTCTTTCTTTATAAGATAATAATAAATTGTTAAACATATATTATTAATATGGAATTTTATTATAGAAAGGAGGAACTTCAAATGATTCCAATTAACCATGCAAGGGAGGATAAATACACTAAAAAGAATCATAATAGTGTTATCCGACCAATTAAGAAAGGAAGTTGGTTGAAAACAGACAACACTGGAAAAGATAAGTTTTCTAAGATTAAGAAAGGAGGTAAGATTTACTAATGGCAGACATTTTTGACAATGCAAGTGCTTATGTATTGGATGCTGTTAAGGAATTCTATCAAGATATAGTGAAAGATTGGTTTGACTATTATCTTACTGAATCCTTAAAAGATAATCCATATAATCTGGTAGTTGAGTTTGTTAATCCTATGCACACATTACGACTATATGTGGATGCTAACAAGCAGAGTTATTTGGATAGGAATGATAATGAAGACCAGATTATTGGAGAGATTCCTGATAGTACATTACAGTTATGTATTCAACAACTTGTTGAACAGTTGAATAACAAGGAGGGGTATACCATTACTGAAGAAACTTCAGATAATGGTGATGAAGTCTTAAAGATTTCACTTAGTGGCAGTTTAACTTTTAGCTAAAATAAAAAAGAAAGAGGAGAAACTTACATGTTAACAACAGAAAAGAAAATGGAGATTACAAGTAATTTTATTGGTAATAGGAATATTACAGATGAAGATTTAAAGCAGGATTTATATCTGACAGCATTGGAGTGTGAAGGGGAAGATTATAAACAGCTATATGATGTACTTAAACGACAACTTAAGATAAGGACTAGGGATGAAACTGAGTACAAAGAACGTTATGTTGGTTTTGACGATATCAATGAGGAAGAAGAGTGTTTATATGAGCCTCCAATTCTAGAGCATCTTCAACTACTAGAAATTGAGAAGTTTTTTAATACTACCTTTTTTGATAAGTATTATTATGCTGTATCTGATGATTTTAAAGCAGTAGAACGACAAAGAAAAGTAAATCGCCTTAAGACTTTCAATGCTTTATATGATATTAAAAATTTAACATATAACACTCAAGCAGAAGCTGCAAGAGAATTTGGCATAACTCCTTATGCTATGCACTTTAAAATTACAGCAATAAGGAGAAATATTGCAAGGCAATTCAAATATCCTTGTGGATATCAAGGTTCAGTATTTGTAATAAAGAACTTAGATTAATAGTAACATAATGTTAGTTTTTGAGGGAAATCCTGTTTGTAGGATTTCCCTTTATTTATCTATTTATTTTTTTTTCTATGAACCCAAAACAAAAGATTAATTAACTTAGAAAGGAGTGTATTGATGACATGAAAATGGATATATGTAACTTGAATAAGTTCATTCGAGTTAATAACCTACAAGAAGTCACTAATCCTATTACTTTTGATAGCGGAAGATATCCTACTAAGGATGGTGTGTTATCTTATGAAATATTTGGTATTTCAGGAAGTTATGATAGAAAAACTATTTTTGGATATATTGATTTAAAGAAAAAGTTCTTACATCCATTGATTTACAATGAGTTAAAGAAGATGGATAGAAAAATTGCTCAAGTCGTTGATGGCTCTGGTTATTTTTCAATTAATGATAAAGGAGAATTAGTTGAGGATAATGAAAAGGGTCATAATGGTTTACAGTGGTTATATAAGAACTTTGAAAAGTTGAAATATGCTAAGAATGGTAGTTTTCAAAGAGATAATAGAATTACCATGTTGAATAGTATGTCTAAGGATGAAATCTTTGTAGATAAATGGTTATGTATCCCAGCTTTCTACAGAGACGTGAACATTTCTCAAATGCAGAATGGTAAACTTGGTAAAGATGAGTTAAATAATATGTACGTTAAACTTATTAACTTAGCTCAATCTGGTTCAAGTGAATTTGAGTTAATGGGTGTTATTACTGAGAATAACATTCAGAAAACCTTAAATCAAATATATGAATATTTGATTGGATACTTAGACCATAAGAAAGGTATGATTAAACAAGGTTTGTTAGGTAAAACTGTTGATTATAGTACAAGGTCAGTTATTTCTGCAGGTAGAATTGCTGGAAATACTATGGATGACCAGATTGTTAAATTTACATATACTGGTGTTCCATTATCACATTTATGTAATTTATTCTTGCCTTTCTTCCAATATGAAATTAGAAGTTGGGCAGAAGAAGTATTTTCTACTGTAAAACAGGTTAAAGGAAATAGTGGACAAATGTATGATATTGTAGATGGAATGGCTATGTTTACTCCTGATGCTATTACTAAGATGATTTCATTGTACATTAAATCACCTGAAAATAGATTAGACCCTATTATGGTAACTATAAGAAACCCAAAGACAGGTAAAACAGGTAAGTCTGCATTAACCATATATCAAGATGATTTAGGACGACGTTTTACATTACTTGATTTAATATATATCACTGCACATAAAGTTTGTGCTGATAAACATTTGTACATAACACGTTATCCAGTAGATAATTTTCAGTCAATCTTTCCTAGTAGAATTAAAATACTATCTACTTATAAGACTACTAAGAAGACGATTAATAATCAATACTTTGAAGATTATCCAGTAGTTGATGAAGTTCCAGATATAAGCAAACCACCAGTGACTTATATAGATACAGTCATACCACATAATACAATGCTTCAAGCATTGGGAGCAGACTATGACGGTAAAATTTTTCTAACAATTCTATAAAAAATAGAATTGGAGGAATACAAATGGGAAAACGTGTAAGTTTAGATTTATTCTTGGAAAGAATGAAATCTAGAGAAGATGTTGAATATGTTTCTGGATTTAAAAATATGAATACTAAAATTAAAGTTAAATGTTTAACTTGTAATAATATATGGGAAGTAACTCCACATATGTTATTTAGACCAAGATATTGCCCTTTATGCTCAAATTTAAAAAGAGCCAAACATTTAAGAGATTATCACCATAAGGAAAATTACCTAGAAAATCTTTTAATAAATGGATTAGATAATCCTGAAGAATATACTTGGTTGGATTCATATTCTGGAAATAATAAAGATAAGCATACAATCAGACATAATATTTGTAATAATGAATATCTAGTTAGACCAAATTGTTTTCAGCAAGGTTATAGATGTCCTAAATGTAGTTTGTCTAAAAATGAGAGCAAAGCTACTAAAGAAATCATTAAACTATTAAAAGAATACCAAATTGAATTTGAACAAGAATATTTTATAGAGGGATATAAATTTGATTTTAAAATTGGTAGACTTTTATTAGAAATAGATGGTGAACAACATTTCAGGGAATCTAGATGGAATAAAAATGGTATAGTTAGAAAACGAGATTTAAGAAAGAATCAATTAGCACAAGATTACAACTTTAGACTTATTAGAATTCCATATTTAAAAAGGTCTGAAGTTAAAGAAGTTGTTAATATTATTAGAAATATTATAGAAAATGATTTCAAAAACTTACATATGATATGTAAAGATAATAATTTATTTTACATATATAAAAATAAGAAACATGAGTATAAAATTCTAAATGAATCATTTTATTATGATTATAATGATTCTAAATTTGATGGTTTTAAAAAGATTACGTAATGAATACGGTGTATTGCCGTCTTTAAACCTTTCTAATTGCAGGAAAGCTTGATTTAACACTCGAAGATACTAACTTAAAATGGTGACATTTTAAGGGCAATGGGTAACTCCAAAGGTATAGTAATCAAGTCTTAGAGTAAAGCTAATCGATGCAGCGAAGTATCTTACAATGATAAGATATGAGTTCAACGACTATCGAAAGCAAATAATAAATGTAACTCTATTAATAGAGAATAAGGTAGATTGAAATATTTACACGAAGTGAGTAGAGTAGGGTCTCTTCCCATACCCAAAACGAAAGGCTGTTTATCAGATGATATAGTCTACAAAGGATACTGTATCATTGCGTTCAGTATATACTCAAGAAGCCAATGAAGAAGCCGAAAGATTAATTAACTCTCCTAAATTCTTTTTAGATATAAATGGTAATAATACCAGAATATTAAGAAATGAGGCTGTACTGGCACTGTATGTTTTAACTAGAGAACCATCAAAGAAATAGAAAATGAGGTGAAAAATAATGGCTTCAGAAGAAGAAATTGTTGAAGAAAGTTTTTATGAGAAGGATATGTTTGCTGATGAGCTTAAGCAAATTCAAGATGAAATACAAGCTTTAGATGATTTATATGATGAGGTAAAAACTCATTATGATGCTGTAAAGAATTCTCCATCCAGAGGTAGTTTAACATTCTTAGAGAAACAGACTACTAATTTGATTAACCTTAAAAATGCTAAGTTGAATTTCATAAAAGAAGGAGCTAATATGAAAAGAACAACTACTGATTTTGCATATAAGGAGAAACAGATTAAAACTAAAGAGGGTGTTGATGGAGACCTTATTACACAAGCTATCTATAAGAAGATTGCTGATGACTTTATTTATAATAGTGCTGCATCAAGTAAAGAAGAACTTGAATCTGTAGAAGATGAAAAGCTAGATGATGAATTACTTGATGAAGAATTAGATAACATTTTAGAAGAAAATGGTATTGTTGACTTAAGTGAAGTTAGTGATAGTGAAACACATGATATCACTGTACAAGATGGATACTTCTTAGCATTTGATGATAATACAGGTAAATTCTATAATGTGTCTGATGATTTAGAAGAAGCTGAAGAAATTGAAGTAAGTGATACTATTATAGATACAGTGGAAGAAGATGAAGATACTTATGCTGTGGGTGAAAGCGGTAATAGATATCTTATGATAGAAATTGACTAAAGAAAATAACGGATTATGGTTTTATCCATAATCCGTTAACTTTATTTAATTTTAAATGTATCTGATTGAATCAGTATATAGAATTCATATACCATAGTTTCATCAGCATTACTTCTTGAAGTTGAAATTTCTCCTCCAACAGTATTGGTCTTAGTAGCACCTTTACCTGTGATAATATCTTTCAAGGATTGAAGAAGTTTGTCTGGATTTATCAAATGTGATGCAGGACGTTGTCTCTTGTGTTCTGCTGAAATACTTCCTTCAACTTCTGTAGTAGTAGTATGTTTAACTTCTTTATAAATAGGTACAATTCTAATATTTACATCTGGTAATTGGCTATTGTATTTCTTAATGAAATCCCATGATAACT